TCTTTTTGCAGTTGTTTCATCTTCTGCTTTCTTTTTCTTCTTATCTACAAATTTTAGTTTCCCATCTTCAGTCGTCGCAACAAACTTACCACGGGTGTCTAACCAACCACCGTGTCCGTCACTCTTGAGGTTTAATTTATTCGCCTGCATACTTGCCTGCGATTGTGCCTCATTCAGGAACTGAAAGAAACTTTTCATTGATATTAATATTTCCTATACTATATTTAGTGTTTATCAACCTCGGTACAATAACTTAAGCATAGTAAATGCTCCCAATTTACCTTTCTGCTTCGACTCTCTATATTCAGAGTCACTTCTAATCGTCATTGTCAAAGTCATTTTTTTATTATTACTTCCCTTTAAATCAATAAACCATTCTTGCACTGATCCTGGTTTTAAGTATGCATTTACCGATTGAACTGCAGGTAAAAACTCCCTCAATGGATCAGTAGCACTAGACTCAGCATTAGTACCAATTGCTTTCACAAGCATCATTGGAACTTCTACATCTTTCTTTTCTAATCTAAATTCATCCTCAATCCATTCTTTAGTTGCATTTACATCACCATTAATCATCGAGATCAATCTTTCTCTAGAAATTTTATTCATTCTAGCGTAAAGAGCTTCAAACATTAAGTTGTCATACTTGAACATGTCAAGCATTTTTTCTTTAAGAATTTTATTTGGTGTTTGTCTATTTGCAGACAGGGTAAGATAATTACTTTTGGTGACTGATTTGGGTAAATTGGGTACATGAGAATATACTTTAGTCCATAATTCATCCTTAAGTTGCTCAACTGCTCTTGGATACTTTTTCTTCCATGCAGGTTTTCTCATAGTTGACCCAACATAAGAGTTGAGTTTTGGTTCTTTTGATTTTGATGTTCCTGCTTTGAGACTGATGCCCATAATTTTAGGAGCAACTTTTTTATTCTTAAACATTATAAAAATATCTCCTGCATGATTAGTAGGAACTCCTGAGGGTTTTTCTCTATATCCCCAAACAACTTTTTCTATTTCTCTCTGATGATTGTAATCGTAAATCCAGTTTAATATTCCTACAGCATTTTCTAATTTTGTTTTTCTCATGGCAGGTCTAATTCTTGCCATCTTCGTAATATATTCTTTAGCAGACTCTATGTTACTATCATTTACAAAAGATTTTCTCGCACCATTAGAGGTTAAATCAAGACCCTTAACAAACTCTTCTAGTTCATCTGCAGTTTTAGGATGAACTCCAGAATTAAAAGCAAGTGCAGGAAAAAGTTCCGTAATTGTAGAATTTATGGTAGTCTGTTCTCCACCAGATAAATATGGAAGATCTGCCATTATACTTTTTTTAATTATTTATCTTCTTCAATACATCTTTTTCATTTTGATAAGGAACTATCTCACCAGTCTTAAGTTTCCATGCATACTCCAGTTCAGGTAGTAACCATTCGTGAACTGGAGCACATGCTTTCCAATTGACTGGTTGAATACAATTCATTACTACTACAGGCCAAAATGCTGCAACATAATTAATTATCGTTGTCATCAGAAAGATTTGCTTCAACTGAAACCGGAGGTTGTACACCAGTTCCGGTCAAGTATTCAATTGCTCCTTGAAGTTTGAAATATGTTTGACGTTTAACTTCCACTTGTTTTTGAAGTTGATCTAGTTCACTCGCCAAAGTTTTTTGTTGATCTAAAAGATTTTTTAAATGCGTTGATCGTTCGTCAGTCACAGGTCTCCCTCCTTACGGTTTTCTGATTTGGTAACATCGAACTCGCCACCAGGATAGCGTGCTTTCAGTTTCTCTACATTCATTTCAATCACCTCATCAAATGTGGTGTCCAGTGCCATACATGCCTGTGCCAGATACCAACAGATATCACCCAGTTCACGTTTCATATGAAAGACATTATCTTCGTTGTAAGGTTTACCTTGCAAGAAGATTTTCTTCACGACTTCAGTGAACTCACCTGCTTCTGCAGATAATCCAAGAGCAGCAGTCATAAGTTGTGGAACATTACAATCATGACTAACCTCAAGTTCACTGAGACGTGCTGCAAGAATAGGCCAATCAAGACTAGGATCACTAGTGACTCCTTTTACAAATTCAAGGTACTTTTCGGTATCAACTTTAGTCATGGAAATCGGGGATAAATGGTTCTTGACAATTTGGGGGGAATTGTTGCATAGGAAGTTTTTGTCCTTCTACTTCAATGTATTCCACCTCTTCCCAACTACCGCCGACACCACCGTCCATATTGACAACGATATCTTTAGTTGGAAGTTCGGGTCTTTCTAAGAGGTTGATCTCAACGGTTTCATAAATTGGTTTGAATTGGTAATAGTGTCCATCACCTCTTGTTCCAATAAGATTGACGGCATCTTTAATAGAACCACAATCAGCAATCTTTTTACCGGTTGGATCAAATACAGAGTAGTATCCGTTCAAAACTTAAACCCCTCAAATGATTTCTTTGGTTTTTGTTCCTCATTATTATACTCTTCATCTTGTCCACTGTCAAGAATATCGTCCTGTGCTGATTGCTCACAATCATACAAACGCATCTTAGCACGATCAATACCAACTACAAAACGCTTGAATACAGTAGGATCATTGTATCTATTCTTCAGTTGCTTCACCATAATTTGTCCGAGTCCTTCGAGGTCATCTGTAGAAATAAGGGCAAACATAAGATCAGCAGTAGCAGGCAACCCAAAGGACTCACTTGTATCAGTAAGCTCCACATCAGAGCTACCATAACCAGAACGAGTGGTCTGCGTGGCAGAAACGATAGGGACGTTTGCTTCACAAGCCAATCCTCTAAGTTCTTCAGCAATTGCTTTGACAACAGTATATGAATTGACATTGCTACCTGCGCGATACCTTTCGGAAGCACATATATTAAGGTAATCAATGAAAATAATATCAGGTCTAAATGATTTCTTAAGTGCAAGTTCATTAAGAAGTGCCCTAAAGTGTCCTGCATGTGCGGTTGCGGTAGGATACTCTTTTATAATTAGGGACCCTTGAGTTTTTTGTGATAGTTTTGTTACCTTTTCCTCAAACATAACCTTAGGCAAATCTGTTATCTCCTGAATAGGTACATTGAGTAGGTTAGCATCAATTCGCTCCGCAATTTTCTCTTCAGCCATTTCAGCCGTGATGTATAATACGTTTTTCCCTCCCAAGAGTGCGGCAGCTGCAACATGACACATAAACAAACTTTTGCCGACACCAGTGCCAGCGAGAGCAATGTTAAGTGTTTTATTCGGGAGACCACCCTTCGTAATCTTGTTGAAATACTCAAGGTCGAATGGGATAAGGTCTTCCTTACGATGGTACGATTCATATCTTGTTTCATAATCAAGTAAGTAATCATGTCCTACATGAGCATCAAAAGAGACTGCCAAAGCATTTGACAGAATACTAGGAATTGCATCACGGTCTTTATCTTTATCCTTTCCATCAGCAAGTGAGATGGATTCCATGAGGGCCAAGTAAATAGCACGATCTCGACACCATTTTTCTGTAGTGTCTATTAACCAATCATAGTCTGTAGGAGCATCGTCCAAATAACTAATGAGTTTTGTAATCTCAGTAAATGTTGTATCATTAATATCTTGTCGCTTCTCTACTTCAATACAGAGAACTTCCTTTGTTGCAGGTTGATTATACTCCTGAACAAACTTTTCAATTTCCTCAAAGACAATTTTTTGATTAGAGTCCTCATAGTAATCTGGTTTAATAAAAGGAATTACCTTACGAAGATACTCCTCATTATAAAGAAGATTTCTTAGAATCAGGATTTCAACTTTGTCCATGTGGAATGTCAAATACGAAGGTTATACGTGTTTCATCACCGATGTTAACGGTTCCATGAGGTAGTTTGTTATTAAACCAGAGAAGAGTTCCTGGTTCAACAATGGCAGTTTCTTTGCCACAGAAATATTGATACCTTCCAAGTATTGAAAGGTGATATCTGTTTCTGCTCAGATAGTATGTTCCTTCATCAATGTGAGCCCCAACAATCTCATCAATAGGAAGTGAAAGAAATCCACATCTTTGAATGTCTGCATTCTTAAATTGCTTGCGTATGATCTTTCGGATCTCGCTATGATGTGAATAGGCAGGAGTCTTGATGTTGATCTCCGAATCTCCAACAAAGTCTTCTTTGGTTTTGACCCCACCCATTATAAGTTGAAGTGCGCTAACTGGCAAGTCTGCAAACCCTCTATCAACTAAGGACTGAGAGTCCTTCAGATGTTTCTGATGATCCCAATCCTGTGGATACTTCTTTAGTTGTTCGACGACTTTACTTACGTTGATTCCAGTTTTGAGAACCTTGATCATGAACCGTAACTAAACTCTTCCTTTGCAATTGCATCCAGATTTTCCATTACTTCAGGAGTGAAGTATGCTTCTGGGTCTTTGTAGATTGCCTTAGCATAAACTTTCTTACCGTCTATCTCATAACGTCCGGCAACGTTCTTCCAAAGTCCGCCAATCTCACCGAGTTCAAGAAGACCATAATATCGATCAAGACCACGCTCATCGTAATACAGACGCACCGTAACATCCTTATTCTCCTTACTCAGACGCGACTTTGCTGTCTTAGCTTTAATAAGATTTCCAATGATTTCTGTTCCATCTTTTTCTTTCTTTTTGCTAAGATAAATGATCGTAGACGCTGCATATTTGAGGCCGCTGCCTCCGCCCATTTCTTTGGTGGGAACGTAGGATCCGATGACATCATAGGTATGGTTGGTGACAATTAATGGAATTTTTGCTTGACCAAGTTTAAGTGTAAGCATACGGAATGCTCCTTTGACAAGTTGAGATTTAGTCATGTCCCTGACTTGCTTATCATCTAGAGCATCACGAATCTCCTTCTCTGTGGAAAGCATACCAAGAGAGTCTAACACAAACATACAGGGTCTGCGTTCTTCTTCAGATTTTTTTAAGTATATGTCTACTGCTTGGAGTGCCTTCTGCCTAAACTGTTCAATCGTAACAACATTAATAACAACTAATCGATTTAAGTCAATGCCACGACTTGTAAGAAGAGACTTGTTAACTGCTGCTTCAGTGTCAAAGTACAAACAGTAACCACCAGGATTACTATCCAGAAAATTCTTAACCACAGCGAGACTAAAGAAAGTCTTGCCAGTAGAAGACTCCCCAGCAATGGCAGTA